CGGTCGCCACAGGGACGCGGTTTACCGTCAGATCAGCCATGAACGACGTGCCCCGAGCCAGTGGTGATAATCGAACCGTCGGCGGTCAAGAGACCAATCGCGGCGGGACCAGGAGGACCGACCGGACCGGGTACGCCCCGAGGTCCGGCAGGACCGGTAGGTCCAGCGGGGCCGACCGCACCTGCCGGTCCGGCAGGGCCAACCCCGCCAACCGGACCGGCAGGACCGACCGGACCGACGGCCCCTTGGGGGCCTATCGGACCGGCGGGACCGGCAGGGCCGGCGGGACCGACCGCGCCCTGAATCGCACCCGAGCCGGTGGCACTGCGCACCGCCGCAGGGCTAAGGATTTCGTAGTCTACCAAATCCTTGAACGTAACCGCACGGTTGGGAAAATCGCCGCGCTGGCCCGCCAGGGACTCAACGGCGGCCTTTAGCGCAGCGATCACCGCGCTTACATTACGCACTTGGCCCGTAGCGTCGGCTACGAGACTAGGGATCGGCGGCACGTAAGGGTTAGGGCTAGGCGTCAGCGACCCGGTTACTGCCTGTGAGACCGGCGGCTGGGAAGTCGCATGCGGCATCGCATGCGGCCTGATACCGGGCTTAAAGGCGGAGCGGGGGCGCATCACACACCCCTGAGTTCAGTCATCGTCGTACCAAGCTGGACCGAGTAGACGCTCGCCATAGAGACAATTTCGATCTGGTGGTCGAATGCCCGGAAGCCCTTGGGCAGCCGAAACAAATCCTGTTGTCGAGTGAGGTAGTGCTCCATGATGAGCGTGAAGTCAGGACCTGCATAATAACGTAGTACACCCCAGACACCGTCCGGCAATGCCATCGTCGGATCAACAGTTTCGAGCGGGGCGGGCGGAAACTGACCCGAATGGGGGCTATCAATTTCGGGACCAAGGGTGACCTGGACGGCCCCGAGGGAAATCGGTACCGGCGCAAAGAAACGCTTGGACCGCCAACGAAAACGTAGTCTTGGCTGGTTCGTGTCGTCCCAGCGGTAGATTTTCTTATTGGCACAGATGTACGTATCACCGAAGTATTCATCGTTCCATACACTCACTGCATCCTTAAACGTGTACAAATCTTCAAATGCCAACCTCGGGTCGGAGTAATCCAGCATAAAAGCTTTGCCGGTACCATTGATCGCAAGATACTGGGTGCGATGGCGGGCACAGTAGATGTCCTTAGCACGATAAACTTCCTGCCACTTCTCCTTGTCCACCAGAACCTGGGTCTGGTTGGACATGCCGTAGCCGCTGATCTGGATCAGCCCGTTTTGTGACGCGTAATAAACCGCCAACAGATCGGCCACCACGGACCCACGCGACACGCAGGGTTCCGGCACCTGGGACTGCACAATGATAAAATTTGATGGGCTATTGCCGGACCCCGTCGACGGGTAGCCGGTGGTCAGGATCATCAGGTACTGCTGCCACACCGCCAATGCGATGATCTCGTAATGCACCGACTGATCGTAAAAGCTGGGCCATGTATGCGGCCGGTCCGGCTCACAGAAATGCACCGTGTTGCCAGTCCACCCCACCATCATCCCACCGGGCAATGAAGTCAGCCCGTCCAGGTAGTCAGGTGGGTTTTCCCACCCTCCGCTTTGGAGGATGAGGTGCCAGACGATGTCGTCGTCAGAGATACCATCGTCATACGTAGCGCCCCAGCCCGGCGGGTAAGCGAACCGCGTCACCTCGTAATACTGCGTGCCGGTGTCCTGACCAGTCACCGTGCGATAGAGCACGAGACCAGTAATCGGCGGGTAGTTGCGGTCCGCAGGGTTCGCCGGTATCGACCCCGGAAACCCCGACAGATGCCAGACAGCGTCGGGTGGCCCATCAAAGACGTTAGATGGCGGACTGGGGCTGGACTCCTCACCAATTTCGTTAAGCCACGTGTAGACGTAGGCGCGGGATATCTTGGGCACGGTCGTCGTGCCGCCAGTGGCGCCGGTGATTGTGAGCGCGGTCGTCGGCTGGATCGTCCCCAGCGAATAAGGCGGGAGACCCGCCTTAATCCGCTCAAACGTGCTCCACTGCGGGGTTAGCTGGCCGGGGGAGGTCCAGTACAGCCGGTGCTTATCGTCGTTCGCCAGGGGGCTGCGGACGACGGAGGTAAACTTACTGGGTAAGGGCACCCATAGCTGCTCACCCTCGACGACGAACAGGTAGCCCTTCTCAACCGGCCCCGGTGTGGCAGAGAAATCGTGGACCAAAACAGGTGCGAACAACCCGTGCAGTTGACCCGAGGTCAGGTCGCAGTTGACCGCCGCCTCCGCCATGTTGTCGTTCAACAGGCGGGGGTCGATCAGGGGGACCATGCCCCCAAAGCCTTTGATCTCCCAGGCCGGCAACTACTTGACCGAGCCGGGAGAGTTTGTCCCCTTTGACGAGAACGACTTCTTCGCCAATGCCTTCTTCATCGACGGCGGCGGCCCAGGGTTCTCGGGGCACGAAACCGGCTTCTGCGGATAGGACCGGCCAGCGCTGCCGCCGGTGTTGTGGACCGTATTGTCGAGGGTCTTAACAGCCATGGGTTACTCCCGGAGTAATCAAGGGTTTCGCGGGATGCGCCGATGCGCGGCGTCAGCCGCATCCTCGGCGTTGATCACATCCTCAGCCTTATTCCAATAATAATCGTCCTGACCTAAAGGCCTACCGTCGCGTTCCCACATCCGGTACGCCAATGCGCGGATGCGCTCTTCGCGTTCGCTCAGATCGTCGGCCAATTCAGCTGACCGGCTGCAGACGCGGCAACCCCTGCGCGGCCGCTTCCTGGCCTTGGTTCTGCTGCGCTCTTGCCTGTTGGATGATCTTCTGGATCAGCGGGCTAGCCCGCTTAAAAGGCCCATCGCCGAGGATGTCCAGCACCTGATTCCACTCGTCGGCGGTGAGCGTGATCGTCAGCTCATCCATCTATCGTACCCTCCGAGCGCAGATATAGCCCTTGGTCAGGATCGTACCGCCGCCGGTAAACGCTATCTGCGCCACCATGTAAAGATCGAGCGTCGTCGCTGACTTAGCACGACACTGCCCGGTCATCAGCACCTGCCGCTGCCCCGTTGTCAGAGAATTAGTCGTAAACATGTTGAGGATACCAACCCCGGTCATGATCTCGGTATCGCTTGGCAAAGCATTGGAGTGGGTGCTGATGCTCGACGCGATCATGGTCGGGCCAACACTGGCAGCAGGCCGAAAGTCGGCACTGCCCCAGACTTCCCAGTCGCCGGCAGTCAGCGTGATATGGCATATCGGCGTCGGGACGTTAGAACTGACCGGCGTACCGGTAGAATTGGGTATCGCAATATACTCGCCGACCCGGCCGAGCGCCGCCTCGGAGCCATCGGTTACCCCGAACTCCAAATGATCAACCCGAGTGTCGAGTTCCTGAATACCAGCGCCACCGGAACCGATCTTAGCGTCCAGTTCCTTAACCGCATTGGTCAAGACAAACACGAGATGGGTCGGCGCAATGGTCTTTAAGGGCGTACTGGGCAGCCCCTGACCGATATCGCTAAACGCGATTTCGGTGACCATCTCGGGGATCGCCGTCTCGACGTTAGAGGCCATCAGGCCCCAGCGCATCGGCGGCGTGGTCTGCCCCTCGGGCAACGCGCCAAACGGCGACCAATGCGTGCCGTCTTCTAGCGGTATCATATAATTGAACGATACCGGGTTGAGTTGAAGTATTGCATCGAGGCCAACAGTGTAAGGAGTAACATTCTCCTTTACCGCGTCGTCGCAGATGGTATTCCACGAGCCGGTTATGTTTGCTGTGCCTAACGGAGTGAAGACGGCATAAGTCAAGGAGCTGGTATGGTTAAAGAAATTATGTTCATTGGCCCGGTAATAGTTTTCACCTGAGCCGTACATCACGATATTCGCCGTACCGCTAGTGTCGAGTATCGTCGTGATCGTGACGCCGGCGTCGCGTGTCGCAAAGTTCGACCCACGTATGTTGTACTGAACAGCATCGAATATGTTGGATGTGAGCGTGCCGGAAACGCTGAGGCTGCCGGCACTGAGCGCGCCGGTTATCGTCGCCGAAGCAGCGCCGATAGCGCCGGTCGTCGTAAGTGACGTCGCACCGATTGCGCCGGTCACATTAAGAGAGGCGCCATTGATCGCGCCGCCAGCCGCTATCGTCGTAGAGATAACCAGCGAGTCGCCGCTGATCTGCCCGATAGCTTGAAGGGTTGTCCCAGCAGTGATCGATCCCGTTGTGCCTACCGAAGCGCCGGATATAGCACCGGTCGTTGCGAGGGACGCGCCGGTGATCGCCCCATCGACGTCAACATTACCAGTAACGTGCAGATACGGAACATTGTTAAGCGTTGCCGTACCGGTAACTGTCAAGTTGCCAGCCACGCTGACGCTCTGCAGCCCGGTATTCCCGGCGACTGTAAGCCCGCCGTCCACGCTAAGATTTTGCACCACAGTCGCGCCGGCCACACCAAGAGTGCCGCCGATGCTGACATTGCCGGTTGTCGTCAACGACGCGCCGGTGATCGCCGCGCCGCTGATATTGCCAACTACCGCGAGTGCGCCGCCGATATTGGTGTTGCCGGTTACGCTCAGCCCGCCGTTGATACTGGTATCGTGTAGCGTACTAGCACCAGTCACCGTCAGCGTATTCAGCGTCGTTGCACCGGTCACCGTCAGGGTGTTCAACGTCGTCGCGCCGGTCACCGTCAAATTGGTCACCGTCAGCGCGCCGGACCCGCCAGTGAAATCCACTTGGTCGGTATTAAAGTGAAACTTAGCCCCGGCAATGTCGATAACACCCAGCGTGATCCACTCGGCGGGCACGTACACCCCGGCGGTTGCCCGCGTTGCTATACATTGGCGCAACGACGAAGAGGTAGTATCGACCCAGTATTTATACCGGCCGGCGCCGCCTGCCGTGCCTGATGGAGGGACCGTACCGGGGTTGAACTCAAGATCCTTGGCGAGGTTATCCCCCAACATCCTGTCGTATTTGGTGTAGGGGTAAGTCAGTCCAGTCATTACGCTACCCCAATATCGGATATAGTTTGGTGCCGATAGCCCAGTAGGCGCCGGTCCACTCAAACGTCAGATCGTCTCCCGACACGTTGGAGATAAATTCGACCCCGGGAATACTGAACGCCTCCGAGCCGGTCGCGCCGATAAAGGTCACGGGGTACAGGCTGGCGGTCTCGCCGTAATCGAGCACATCGACACGGTCGCCCAGGATGGGACTAGGCGGCAGTACCACCGTCATCGGCGCAGCGGTCTGGTTGTTTATGTAAACCCGGCCAACGGCAATCGAACCGCCAAACCCCAACGGCAGAGCCGTTGTCATCGTAATAAACAGCGGGTAGTCATAAAGCGGGATACTAGGCGCGAGGTCTACCATCAGCGGGTTCAGTGGCTGGTCGATCACCACCAGGATGTCGACTTCGCGCTTACGCAGGCTGACCCCGGCCTGCGCCACAAAGCTGACGGCGTAGGTCATCCCCGGTGTCCCCGACGCCATATCGAGAACGACCGCCTTTCCCTCTTGAATCAGGTTGTTGCGATAGAACGTCAACGGGTAAGTGTCCACTAGGACCGGTATCGTCGTTGTTCCATCGAGTGGATAGTTAGAGCGCCACGGCGGTATCGTCGCCGGCAGCTCAGAGGTAATCAGCAGATGTTCGAGAAGAGTAATACTTTCCGACGGGTCGAGCCAGCAAGTGAAGTCGATAATCAGCCGGCTGATATCCATATTGTCTTTGTTGACCGGACCAAAGGGTAGACCTTTGTCGTCGTCAGCGGTGATCATAAAGTTATATTCGTGCATCAGGCCGGGCCTCCCCATCCGCCGTTCTTCGAGCGGCCGCGGGCAAAATACGGATACAGCCAGGGCGTGCCTTCGGTGATAAACATCGACTGCACATGGGCGCGAGCCTGCGCCACACCGGACCCGAACAGCCCCGCCTGGACGCGGCCCATCCCGGCGTCGCTGTAAGGCTTACCGGGTTGCAAAAAGAGCCGCGACATGGCGCCGGCGACAATCGTATCAGTCCACATAAACCAAAAATTATCGTCCAAAGGAGCGTCATGGCAGGAAGGGCGCAACGCAATTAGAACTTCGCCGTTGCGCGTGGTATCCGGGATCGGCCATGAAAGATCGCGAATACGGCCCGGCGGCTCAAATTTAGGGCGGGACAACCCACGAAATTCAAGAAATCGAAATACCCGCCAGTGAGAATCCCAAGGGTCGAACGAAAGCGTGTTTACACCGGGGTCCATCCGCCAATACACATGCTCGCGGCGATATGTACTACGCATAAAGAACTCGCCGACCGAGTTCCACACCTGCATTCTCACGTTGTCGAACGTGACTCCCGGCATCTGCAACTGGATTTGGTCGTAAACCCCCTCCAGGTTATTGATGCAAACCCCAGTATCGCAATCCGGCAACGGAACAACGGGGAGGATAGGATCGCCGGAGTTGCGACCCCTAGGCCCCTGCGGGCCTTGCGGCCCGGTCGGACCCGACGGCCCCTGCGGACCGTCGGGACCTTCTGGACCCTGCGGGCCAACACCGGGACCGGGCGCTCCCGGTTGGTTGACCGCCGGCACCCACTGGGAAGACGAGCCGTCATTAAACCACAGGAAGAGCTGGCCGGAGACCGAGTCCCACCAACCGTCGCCGATTGCCGGAGATAGAGGTGGGGTATCGCCTAGGGAGATCGTGCTAGCCATTGTTCTTCAACAATAACGTGTTGAACTTGCTCAGCAACGTAACCGCCCTGCCATTGTCGGCAAAAGTATCCTCGACCAACTCGGCCCGCCCAACGACGTAGAACATCAAAGGCGAATAGAACTGGTCCTCAAACGGCAGGATTGTGGCGTAATCCGCCGGCATCGAAAACTTCGGCAAAGGCTTGCGCAACCCATAGGTCATCCACGCGTCCGGCCGCTTGACCTTGATCTCGATAATCGCCTCGTTGACGATTTCGATTAAGTCGGCATCGGTAAAGCGAGGGCTCCCTGATATGGGCACGAGGTCATTGAGAAGACCCCGAGCCTCATATAGCAGCGCGCCGAACGTCCGCGTGGCATAAGTCGGCATGCGTTACTCCCAGGAGTAACCTTAAATCGGCGTAGCGTAGGCGCTGACCAACGCAGCGCCGTTGAGCACCTTACTGCCGTAAACGTGCAGACCGCGCAGGATCGTGCCGAAGGTGATCTCCGAACGCATCGTTTCCACGTTCGAAAGCTGGCTGGCAAAGGTCAGCCCGACACTGTGACCGCCGATGATATAG